TACAAAGAGATCACGAACAAGCGGTTGCGTAGGCTCTAATACAATGCCCGTGAAGCCTTGATTTAACAATGACAGGTGTAAACACTTCGCCAGTAAAGATCGCGTTTTTCCTGATCCATAGCCCGCGCATAAGCCCAATATTTCCGTTTCTGTGTCATTTACAAACGATAGTTGCCCCGCGTGAAGATCAGATAATACACGCTCTAATATTATCTCTGTATCTTTTTCATCAGGAGGATTTAAAAAATCGAGGAGGGGTTGTTTTTCGCAGACATCAGAAATAAGGCTCATATTATTTTTATACCAATGGTAAACATAATACTGCAATAGGTTTTGTTGCAAGAATCTAAAATACAGCAGTAGGGAATACGATAGGAACACAAAACACTGCAATAGGATATACAACGAAAATACATAATACAGCTATAGGTTTTATATCAGGTACACATAATACTGCTGTTGGTTTAATTTATACAAAGCTAGTTATTGCAATAGTTTTTAGTCTTACAAGTGGTTACTAAAACACTGCAATAGGAAATACAAGTGGTAACTATAATACTGCTGTAGGAAATACGAATGGTTGTCAAAACACTGCTGTTGGTTCTTTAGCTTGTTTTTAAAACACAGCAATAGGAATTACCAATGGTAACAAGAACACTGCAATAGGTTTTACATCTGGTAACAAGAACACAGCAGTAGGATTTGTTCACTAAAAGCTAGTTATATCAATGGTTTTACTTTATACAACTACTGGTTATAATACTTGAATTGGAAATACAACTGGCAACTATAATACTGCTGTTGGTAAAAACTATTGGAAAGAAAAACACTGCAATAGGGTTCTAAACACTTGGTAAGAATACAATGGTAGGAAATACAACCAGCAATTAAAACACTGCAATTGGTTAATTTACTTGATAAAAATACAAGTGGCTTAAATAATACTGCTGTTGGTTAAATTACTTTACATAGAATACAGCTATAAATATCAGTCATATCAATGATTTATAAAAATACAGTCATTGGTTAAATTACTTACATCTAAAATACAAGCGGCACTAAAAACACAGCAGTAGGGTAAATATCTTCTATACAAAAACACAGCAGTAGGTTTTTTGCCTTTTGGTAAAAACACAACAGTAATAAATACAAGCGGCACACATAATACAGCAGTTGGGTAGATTGCATGGAAGTAAAACACAGCAATCGGGTATTTTACACAAAACGTAGTTATTGCAAGGCTTTTAACTGCTACAAGTGGTAAGCATAATACTGCTATTGGTTATACAACTACTGACAAAAACACAGCTATTGGTAAATACTATTAGTACTCATAATACAGCTATTGGTTAAGCTGACATATCAAAGCGTAATAATTTTGCTTGCATTTCTACGGCACGTATAGCGACCTGTAATTGATTATCTAAAGATGCGCGGCGTTCATAATCTGCAAGTCTAGCGATAGCCCCTACAAGCCACTGCGGACGTTCTAGTTGTGCGTCTTCGCTTTGTAATATGCGAGCGCGTGACATATATTCCTCTGATTGCCTAAGACTTACTTCAAATTTTTCCGCGCAGAATCGTACAATCTGAGTTTTACTATGACCTTGAAGTAGTAGATCATAAACTTTGTGTATTCTTTTATCAATTTCAAC